AGTTATTCCAATCATGCCACATTCTACACAAACAAGGTAGATATTTCATAGTACATTTTAAAGAGTTGTTTGCCTTAGATGGCAAGTTTTCTAACTTTTCTGAAAATGACCTTGAAAGAAGGAATACTATTGCTCATTTATTGGGCGATTGGGGTTTAATTACTATATTAAATAAAGAGAACGCTGAAAACAAAGCGCCTCTTTCACAGATTAAAGTTCTGGCGTTTAAAGATAAAAATGATTGGGACTTACAAGCAAAATACAATATAGGTAAAAAAGTAGATGACGAAGGCTCCGAAGTTTAGAGAATTTATTGCTGAAGCAAAAACAGAAAATAAATTAAGGATTTTGTGTTTATCAGCTGACCCTGAAAATTCAGAATATTTTCACACAGCGAAAAGAATAAAAACAGAAGGACCTAAATTAGGTCACGAAGTTTATATTGTTTTTATTGATGGCGCATATATTAAGAATGAAGACGGTGTTAAAACTATTCACAATGAAAAAGATGACAAAGGTTTTGAAATAAACGATTCTAATACTATAGCAATAGTTAGAGGCTCTATAACACAAAAAGATTCTTGGCAAGATTTATTATCACAGTTAGAAAAAGCAGGAGTTTCTTGTATTAATAATAGAACTTGTGTAAATCTTTGTGCTGACAAATATAGAAGTTATTTAAGATTAGCAGATTATGGNTTAGTACAACCCCATACAGTTTTAATCCCAAATAAAAAAGGCACAGAAAAAGCATTTGAAAATTTAGATAGAGAATATCCAATCATCATGAAAACTTTACGAGGCAGTAAAGGTGTTGGTGTAATCTTTATAGAATCAGAAAGAGGCCTAGACGCCATAGTACAATTAGTATACAAAGAATCTGATGATGCTGAATTACTAATTCAAGAATATATTAAAACAGATTTTGATGTTAGGGTTCTAATCTTAGGCGGCAAAGTATTAGCATCCATGAGGCGTGATGTAATAAAGGGAGATTTCAGGTCAAACTTTTCCAGAGGTGGTAAAGTTAAGATGTTTAAATTGACAGAACAAGAAATAGAAGATTGTATCTTGGCCGGAAAAGCAGTTGATGGTCATTATGTTGCAGTAGATTTTATACCTGCTAAAAATAGAGAAAAAGACAGACCTTATATTATCGAAGTTAACTCATCACCTGGCACAGAAGGTATTGAAGAAGCTACTGGTGAAAATTTAATTAAAAAAGTTATACAACATTACGAAGATAGAGCCTTCAGAACAAAAACAGCAACAGAAGTTGGTAGGGTAGAAGTGCTAACATTAGAAGGCGTTGGTGAGGTTTCTGCTAACTTTGACACAGGCAATAGTGCTAGAGTTATGATACATGCTGATAAAGTAGAAATTAAAAATGGCATGGTTTCGTGGTCAACAAAAGGCGATGATAGTGAATTTAGTATGCCATCAGGTAAGTATAAAAACAAATTAATTAAAATGAAAAAGTATGAACGAGGTGCTGTAAATGCTACAACATTTGAAAGACCAATGATTCATATGAACATAACATTCTTAGGCACAACATATAAAGATGTTGAGTGTATTATTGATGATAGAACATCAAAGACAACTAAGTGTTTAGTCAATCAAAGATTTATGAAAATGGCAAATGTAATGATAAACCCAGCAAGAAAATATGTTGTTACAACAAAATATATGCTAGAAGATGCTTGACAAAACAGACAGACTACTGTATAATAGTCTATATTAAATCATGATAAGGAGAAACAAATGGCAAAGAATCATCAAACAGAAAATCCATTATTCAAAGCACTAATCAAAAGAGCAGAGGCTGAGGTTGCAACTGCATTTGCTTCATTAGTGGTTCATTTCGATAGTCCAGCATCAGGCGAAAGTCTGAAATCAATGGAACATTTACTCGATTGCATATCTAAGGCTGAAAAAAGAATCGATACAATAAATAGACATTTCAATAATACTCAAATATAATTAATGAAGTTCTATACAAGTGTACTTCCTTACAGGGGGCGGTTGTTAGTTCGTGGTGTTGATAAAGATGGCACTCAAAAGAAATATAGAATTAATTACAAGCCCTCTCTTTTTGTTCCAGTCGGCAAAGAAACAAAGTATAAGACTTTAGATGGTCGTTATGTTGAAAAGATAAAGTTCGACAGTATGCCTGAAGCAACAAAGTGGGTGAACGAATATAAACATGTTACTAACTTTGAGTATTTCGGTAACACAAGACATCAATATCCATTTATTGCTGAGGAATTCGAAGGCAAGATAGATTGGGATATGAATCAAATCAAAATGCTTTCACTTGATATTGAGTGTGAAAGTGAGAACGGTTTTCCTAATCCAGAAAAGGCAGACCAGCCTTTAATCTGTATTACAGTAAAAGACTATACAACTAAAAAGATTATTGTCTTTGGCATGGGCAACTTTGTCAATGACCGAGAAGATGTTCAATACATTAACTGTTCGACTGAAACGGATTTAGTTGAAACATTTACTAGATTTTGGGTTGAATATAATCCTGACATCATCACTGGTTGGAATGTAAAGTTCTTTGATATACCTTATCTGATGAATCGTTTTCGTTATCTTATGGGTGATGAGTGGATTAATCAATTTAGTCCGTGGGGTATTGTTGAGCAGAATTCTGCTGCTGTTTTGTTTGCTTCACGAGAACAACAAGTATGGAATATAATGGGCGTTGATACGCTTGATTATCTTGACTTGTATCGCAAGTTTACATTTGTCAGGCGAGAAAGTTACAAACTAGATTATATTGGTGAAGTCGAACTTGGCGAAAACAAGAATGAGAATCCATATGATACTTTCAAAGAGTTCTATGCTAACGACTATCAAAAGTTTGTCGAATATAATATTCAAGATGTAGAACTCGTTGACAAGTTAGAAGATAAGTTGCAATTGATTGCCTTACATTTGACTATGGCTTATGAAGCGAAAGTAAACTATCAAGATGTTTTCGGTCAAGTAAGAATATGGGATTGTATTATATATCATCACTTGCGTTCAAAGAATATTGTACCGCCTGCGATACAAGAATCAAAAACATCTAACGGCTATGAAGGCGCATATGTAAAAGACCCTGTTGTTGGTTTTCATGATTGGGTTTGTAGTTTTGACTTAAACAGTCTATATCCACATTTGATTATGCAGTATAACATATCGCCAGAAACGATGGTTGGGTTTGAGCCTAATCGTGTGAATGTTGAAAACATGTTAAATCAAAAGTCTGACTTATCTGATTTAGATAACAAAACAATAACGCCAAACGGTGCTCAGTTTCGAACCGACAAACGAGGTTTTCTTCCTGAAATCATGGATACTCTATATCAAGAACGAGTTGTTTATAAAAAGAAGATGATTGAAGCACAGAAGATGTTTCAAAAGACTGGTGATAAGAAGTATGAGTATGAGATTTCAAAGAATCACAACATTCAGTTGGCAAGAAAACTTTCATTGAATAGTGCTTACGGTGCAATCGGCAATCAGTATTTCAGATACTTTGATGTTCGACATGCTGAAGGTATTACAATGGCCGGTCAGTTGGCAATTCGTTGGATTGAAAGAGATGTCAATGCGTTCCTAAACAAGTTATTAAAGACAACGAATGTAACTTATGTTGTGGCTTCTGATACTGATTCTATCTATATTCGTTTAGGTGAAGTTGTGAACGCAATATTCAAAGACAAATCTAACACAAGAAAGATAGTAAAAGTTATGGATAAGTTTTGTAATGAAACAATACAACCACAAATCGATAAGTCATTTGATAAACTTGCTAAATATGTAAACGCATATGAACAGAAGATGATTATGAAACGAGAAGTAATTGCAAACAAAGGTATCTGGACTGCAAAGAAAAGATATATCTTAAATGTTTACAATGACGAAGGTGTTGAACTGAAAGAACCTAAACTTAAAATCATGGGCATTGAGGCAGTTAAAAGTTCTACGCCTGCCCCATGTCGTGTAAAGATTAAAGAGGCATTAAGTATCATCATGAATAAAGATGAAGCTGCCTTGATTCAATTCATTGAAAATTTCAGAAAAGATTTTAAGAAGTTATCGCCAGAGTCAATCGCTTATCCTCGTTCATGTAACAATCTTAAAAAGTATAGTTCTTCAACAACAATATATCAGAAGGGAACGCCAATGCATGTTCGTGGTGCTTTGTTATATAACAATCTGTTGAACAAACACAAACTAAAAAAGTATGAATCAATAAGTGATGGCGATAAGATTAAGTTTATTCAGTTGATAGAGCCTAATCCGTTGAGAGAAAATATCATATCTTTCATTGGCACATTGCCAAAAGAGTTTGACTTACATAGATATATTGACTATGATACTCAGTTTGATAAATCGTTCTTAGAGCCATTACGATTTATTGTTAATGCAATCGACTGGAGTTTTGAAAGACAATCAACACTAGATGAGTTTTTCTGATGAGTGATGAAGAACTAAAAAGATTTATGGAA